TCTCACGAAGAACCGGGCAGAGTACGCGAGTTTTTTTGAAAACGGGAAGGAATGAGCGAGAATGGCGAAAAAGAAGCTGGACATAGACATAGACGAGATCCGGCGGCGTGCCAAGGAGAAGGGATTAGAAGGTTCCTTCCTGTACGAGACAACGCTGGACAGACTTTTGACGCAGCTGGACATCCTGGAGCAGCTGAAGCTCACGATCAAGGAGCACGGCATGACGGTGGAGAAGTCCTATGTGAAGGACACGTCGAATCTGTACATCAACCCGGCTGTGGCTGAGTACAACCGAACGGCGACGGCTGCCAACAACACTGTAGCGACGCTGCTGAAGATCATCGACAGCTTCGACAGTGAACAGAAGGAGACCGGCCTGAATAGCATGATGGCCGACCTGATGCACGATGAATAACTTCATCCTGGAATACTACCAGGGCATAGTAAACGGCGAGATCACCGTGGGGCAGGAGATAAAGACCTGGTACTCCATGGTGATCAAGAAAATAGAATCCGGCGAGTACACCTACAGCGCGAAGCACGCGAAAAGGGCCATCGTCTACATCGAGAACTTCTGCCGGCATCACCAGGGCCCACTGGCACCGGGAAAGATAAAGCTGGAGCTCTGGGAGAAGGCGATGATCAGCACGGTGTTCGGGATCCTGGACACCGAGGGGAACAGACAGTTCCGGGAAGTGCTCATAGTCATCGCCCGAAAGAACGGAAAGACGCTGCTGGCAGCGGCCATCGCTTCGTACTGTTTGTTTATCGACGGTGAGTACGGCGCGGAGATCTGCTTCACAGCACCGAAGCTGGACCAGGCGAGATTATGCTTCGATGCTTTTTACCAGATGACTTTAAAGGAGCCGCAGCTGGCCAAACTGGTGACCAAGAGACGGACGGATGTCTATTACTCAGAGGTCAACAGTGTGGCGAAGCCGATAGCGTTCTCAGCCAAGAAATCAGATGGCCTGAACGTCTCCCTGGGTGTATGCGACGAGCTGGCATCCTGGCAGGGCGATCAGGGAATAAAGTTTTATGAGGTCATCAAGAGCTCCATGGGCGCGAGGAAGCAGCCGTTACTGCTTTCCATCACCACGGCAGGCTATATCAACGATGGTGCTTATGATGAACTCATGAAGAGATGCACGGCAGTATTAAAGGGAACCAGTAAGGAAACAAGGCTGGCTCCCTTTATTTATAGGATCGATGACGTTACAAAGTGGGACGATCTGAATGAATTGCAGAAGAGCAATCCCAACCTGGGTATCTCCGTTTCCTACGACTATATGCTGGAGGAGATCAACATCGCCTCCGGAAGTCTGGCGAAGAAGGCAGAGTTCCTGACCAAATACTGTAACGTCAAACAAAACAGCAGTCAGGCGTGGCTCGATTCCGGCCAGATCGAGGCGTGCTTCGGCGATCCGCTCCGGCTGGAAGACTTCCGTAAGTGTTATTGTGTGGGCGGTATCGACTTGTCGCGCAGCGGAGACTTAACAGCCTGTACGGCAGTGGTCGAACGAGAGAATCAACTTTATGTATTCGGGCAGTTCTTCCTGCCCGGAGCGGTAATAGAGGAAGCGACTGCAAGGGACGGGATCCCTTACGACATCTACATACAACGAGGATTATTGAAGGTCTCCGGTGAGAACTTCATAGACTACCACGACTGCTACCAGTGGTTCGTGGACCTGATTGAGAAGTACAGGATCTATCCTCTGGTGGTGGGCTACGACAGGAACATGGCGAGATACTTAGTCCAGGACATGGAGGCATACGGCTTCCAGATGGACGATGTCTATCAGGGCGAGAACCTGACGCCTGTCATCAACGAGTTCGAAGGGCTGGTGAAGGATGGGATCATCCACTGCGGCGACAATGATTTACTGAAGGCCCACTTCTACAACTCAGCGGTGAAAGAAAACAGTGAGAACAACCGGCGGCGGCTTGTGAAGCTGGCTGCCATGCAGCATATCGATGGAATGGCTGCTCTGCTGGATGCTATGACGGTCCGGCACAAGTGGCATGATGAGATCGGATACAGACTGAAAAACACGAGGATTTAAGCATGGGACTTTTTGAGAGACTATTTCCCGGCAGAACGGCGGCTGTTAAACAGGCCGCCACTTATTTTGAGGCACTAAACTATACGCCTGTCTTCCGGAGCTGGAAGGGCATGATGTATGAGCAGGAGCTGGTGCGGAGTGCCATAGACGCTTTGGCCAGGCATTCCAGCAAGCTGGAGTTCACGATCTCCGGATCAGCGAAACCATCCCTGCAGATCAAACTGAAGCACGGCCCGAATGAGTATCAGAGCTGGAGCCAGTTTCTGTACCAGGCACGCACCATACTGGAGGTGGACACCACCTTATTTATCGTGCCGGCTTTTGACAAGTACGGCGATGTCATCGGGATCTATCCTGTGACACCCAGGGCGGCCACCATCGAGGAATACAACAACATACTCTTCGTGAAGTACGCATTCTTCAAAGGCCAGGTCGCAGCCATCGAGCTGGAGGACTGCGCGATCCTCACGAAGTTCCAGTACGACCGGGAGTTCTTCGGCGGCGGCAACGCAGCTCTGCTGGACACCATGGAATTATTGCATCTGCAGAAGCAGGGCATCGAGGAAGGCATAAAGAACAGTGCGTCCTTCCGCTTCATGGCCAAACACAAGAGGTTCGTGGATCCTGATGACCTGGAAAAAGAGCAGAACAGGTTCGTGGAGAAGCACCTGACCGGCAAGAGTGGATTCCTGCTCTGGCCGAACGAATACGAGGATGTGCAGCAGATCCAGTCCAAGCCGTTCGTGGTGGACGCCGATCAGCAGAAGCTCATCAACACCAATGTCAGTAACTACTTCGGTGTGAATGAGGACATCCTGCAGAACAAGGCCACCGGCGACGCCTGGAGCGCATTCTATGAGGGCGCGATCGAGACCTTCGCTATCCAGCTTTCCGAAACGCTGACGAGGATGCTGTTCACCTTCCGGGAGCAGTCGAACGGCTGCAAGGTGATGTTCACTTCCAACCGTATGCAGTACATGACCAACAGAGACAAACTTGACGTTATCGCCCAGATGACCGACCGGGGCATCATGAGCATCAACGACGCCAGGGAGATCTGGAATATGCCGCCGGTCGAAGGCGGAGACATTCGCGTGATCCGCGGAGAATACTATGCGGCCAACGACAAGCTGACCGTTGTGCAGGAGGACGACAATGAAGGAAATTAGAGCTTTCGACTTTGAGATCCGCGCCCAGGAGAACGATGAGCACGGACACTTCATCACCGGTGTCCCGATCGTGTTCAACGAACCCACCGATCTGGGCTGGTACAGAGAAATCATAAGACAAGACGCACTCAAGGACACTGATCTCCGCGATGTGCGTTTTTTAGTTAACCACAACACCGACATGATCCCTTTGGCAAGGTCAAGAAACAACAACGCCAATTCAACGATGCAGTTATCGGTCACAGAGAACGGCATGGAGATCCGTGTCGATCTGGATACCGAGAACAATACAGAGGCTAAGAATCTCTACTCCGCAGTAGCAAGAAGAGACATTTCCGGGATGTCCTTCATGTTCACCACGGACGGAGATGAGTGGGAGGACATGGACACCGACTATCCGACCCGAACCATTACCAGTATCGGCAAGGTATTTGAAGTCAGTGCCGTGACCTTCCCGGCCTACGAGGCTACTTCGATTCAGGCAAGGGGCCTGTCTGATGCGCTGGAGAGCGCGAAGACTTCACTGGAGAGTGCTAAGGCCGCGAAGCGTGAGATCGAACGCCGCAAAGAAAGAATCCGGATGTTAACGGAGGTTTGACATGGAACTGAAAGAAATGAGTGCTGCCGAGATCCGCGACAGACTGGCCGAGATCCGCACCGGCATGGATGCGGAAGACGCCGATCTGGAAACGCTGGAAACGGAAGCCAAGGAACTCAGGGCTGAACTGGACAACCGCGCAGCTGCGGAAGCGGCCAAGGCCGAGATCCGCGAGATGATCGCAGAGAAAAAGGTTCAGACCGAAGAAATCGAGAAACCTATCGAGGAGAGGAAAGTAATGACCAACGAAGAAATCAGAAACAGCAAAGAGTATATCGACGCTTTTGCTAATTACATCAAGACCGGTAAGGACGAAGAGTGCAGAGCCCTGCTTACCGAGAACGTCTCCGGCACTGTCCCGGTTCCCACCTTTGTCTATGACGAAGTCAAGACCGCATGGGAAAAGGACGGCATCTTCCGCCGTGTGCGCAAAGCCTATCTGAAGGGCAACCTGAAGGTCGGGTTCGAGATCAGCGGCTCCGACGCTGTGAACCATACCGAGGGCGGCGATCCTGTCGCTGAAGAGAACCTGGTTCTGGGAATTGTTAACCTGGTACCTGCCAGCATCAAGAAGTGGATCTCCATCTCTGACGAAGTCATGGATATGCGCGGCGAAGCGTTCCTGCGGTACATCTACGACGAGCTGGCCTATCGCATCGCCAAGAAGGCTGTTGACAACCTGATCGCCAACATCGAAGCCTGCGGCACCGTGTCCACCACGACCTGCCCCGGCGTTCCGAAGGTAGTGGCTGCATCCATCACCATGGGCACCATCGCATCCGCCATCTCCGAGCTGAGCGACGAGGCCGCCAACCCGGTCATCATGATGAACAAGGCTACCTGGGCTAAGTTCAAAGCTGTGGAGTATGCGAACGGCTACGGCGCGGATCCTTTTGAGGGCCTGCCTGTTGAGTTCAACTCCAGCATCACGGCATTCGATTCCGCCAGCACCGGCGATACCTACGCTATCGTGGGCGACCTGGATGAAGGCGCACTGTGCAACCTGCCGAATGGCGAGAGCATCGAGTTCAAGTTCGACGACAAGACCCTCATGACCAACGACATGATCAGAGTCTTGGGCAGACTGTACGCCGCCACGAAGGTCGTTGCTCCGAACGCATTCGTCAAGGTAACCAAATAAGTTTCTCACAGGGAAGGGGGAACCAACATGAAGACTTTAATATGTGTACCGGCTATGGACCAGACGCCTACGTTATTCACGCAGTCGCTGGTCCTTCTTAAAAAGGTTGGCGAGGTATCCTGCGGCTTCCAGATCGGGTCCTTGGTGTATGACGCGAGAAACGGCCTGGGGAAGCAGGCGATCGCTGGAGACTTTGATTATGCCTTATGGCTGGATTCGGACATGGTGTTCGATGCCGACTTGCTGGAGAAGATGATCAAGAAGCTCCAGGACGAGGATCTGGACATCCTGACGGGTCTGTACTTCCGCCGGGTGCCGCCCTACTCGCCTGTGCTATTTCAGACTCTTGAGTACGGCGAAAACAAAGCCACCTGGACGGAGTACACCGACTTACCTGAGAACGCACTCATCGAGGTGGGCGGCTGCGGCTTCGGCTGCGTATTAATGGCCACCGATGTATTGATGAGCGTCCAGGCTAAGTTCGGGACTATGTTCCAGCCGATGCAGGGGCTGGGTGAAGACCTGGCCTTCTGCTGGAGGGCGAGACAGTGCGGCTACAAGATCATGTGTGACACTGGTCTTGTAGTGGGCCACGTTGGACAGTGCGTCACCAATGACCACTACTGGAGGGCCTACCGCCATGAAAGCTAACGTGAAGGTTCCCTTTTATGCCACTGGCTTAGGAATAGTTAGAAGAGGAGAGGCGGAGCTGCCGGATGAACTCGCCAACGCGATGATCGCCAGCGGCAACGCAGAGGAGATTAGTAATGACAGAACTGACAGTCCAAAATCTGCTGCCAAAAGCAAAGCAGGCACTAAGAGTCGTAACAAGCGCATTTGATCCGGAGATCCTGGACCTGATCCGCGCAGCAGCGCAGAACCTCGCTACGAGAGGAGTGACGATCACGGAGACTTCCGGGACGATTGAGCCACTGGTGCAAAGGTGCATTCTTACGTATGTACGGATGAACTTCGGCGATCCGGCGGACTACGACAGACTGAAGGCCAGTTTCGACGAGCAGCTGGGGCAGCTGATGACCACCACCAACTTCACTACATGGGGGTGATGGCATGAACAGAAACGATGTCTGCATCCTCCTGAAAGACTCCTACACAACGGATTCCATGGGCCAGCGCATCCCGACCACCGAAGCCCGGATGGTCTACTGTGAGATCTCCAGCGTCACCGGCACGGAGTGGTTCTCCGGGTCCCAGAACGGTCTGAGGCCCGAACTGCGTGTGACATTGTTCCGTTATGAATACCACGGCGAGGAGACCGTCAATATCGGCGGTTGCATGGACGGCCAGAGTGTTACAGGCGGAACCAATTACACAGTGTATCGGACCTATTTCCGGAGACCTGAGCGGACACCCAGCGGCCTTGTCTCAGGCCCTGAGACCGACGAGCTGGAGCTCTACTTAGAGAAGAGGACAGGGTCATGAACGTAAGTATCGACGAGCTGGCTGACGCGATCACCACCGCCCTGGCGGAGTATGACGCAGAAGTCACTGTGGCCACGAAGAAGGCCGTGGAGGAGACAGCGGAGGAGTGCAGACAGGAGATCGCCAACAACGCACCAAAACACTCCGGCAAGTACGCAAAAAGCTGGCGGAAGAAACTTAGTTATTACTCAGCGAGGGACAGCCGGTACACGGTGTACTCCACTCGCTACCAGCTGACGCACTTACTGGAGTACGGCCACGAGAAGTGGGTCTGGGGCTACTACACCGGCGAGAGAGTGGACGCGAAACCGCATATCAGACCGGCAGAAGAGCACGCCTCCGAGAACCTGATCAAGAAGATCAAGAAGGAACTATCATGACACTGACCGAACTTTACAACATCCTGTGCACTACAAAGTTACCTGTGGCGTACAGTGCATTCCCCGATGACGAGAAGATAGGGCCGCCTTGTATCACCTACGAGGTGGCCTTTTCGCAGAACTTCGGGGCAGATAACCATGTGTATTCTCCGTTCACGCGAGTTGACATCTTCCTCTGGGAGAGGACCAAGGACGGCTCAGAAGCGATTCTTGAGAAGGCCCTGGACGACAATCTGATCTTCTGGGACAAGACCGAAACATACATGAACGACGAGAAAGTATACCAAATAATCTACGAGGTAAAGATAAATGGCAAGTAGCAAAGTCAAATACGGCCTGAGCAACGTGTACTACGCTGTGAAGCAGGCCAACACTTCCCAGCCCTATGTAACGCCTGTCGCTATCCCTGGCGCGGTGTCCATCTCCATGGATCCCCAGGGCGACATGAATAAGTTCTACGCAGATAACGGTGTGTACTGGCAGAGCTCCTCGAATCTGGGCTATGAAGGCGAACTGGAAATGGCCAAGTTCCCGTCTGCATTCCTGACGGCTGTGCTGGGTATGAGCTCCGGCACGAATGGCGTCGTGGCTGAGTACGACAACGTGCAGCCCACCGAGTTCGCTCTCCTGTTCGAGTTCAGCGGTGACGCTGATCACACCAGGTATGCGCTGTATAACTGCATCGCAACCCGTCCCACCATCTCCGGCAGCACCACCAACGATACCATCGAGCCCGACACCGAGACCCTGACGATCTCCGCTGTGGCCGGTTCCGATCACATCGTGAAGGGCTTCGTGGAGCAGGGCGGCACGGCGTACACAAACTGGTTCTCCAATGTGACTAAGCCCACTGGGGCTTAATTTTAATTAGGGGGAAGGCATGGAATACATCACACTCGACGGCAGGGATGTCCCCGTTCAGATGAGCGCGGACACCCTGCGCGTCTATAGAAAAACATTCAACCGCGATCTCCTTCGGGACATGATGTCGATGAAGGAAGAGCTGGATATGGAAGTGATAGAGAACCTCTTCTATATCAGCGCAGCGGCCTGCGATCCGGATATACCTCCGATCGATGAATGGCTGCATGGGTTCTCCACCTTCGCGCTCTACAAGGGAGCAAATCAGCTTCTGAAAGTGTGGAGGGATCAGAACCACACCACCACGACACGCAAAAAAAAAGAAGACCAATAGATCGCGAGAATAATACTGCGATCTTTCTTCTTCGGTGCGTCCAGATCGGCTTGTCCGTTTCGGATCTCAGCTTACTTAGCATCGGCATGGTGTTCGACCTGCTGAACGAAGCGGACAACGACCATCTGGAGTACAAACAATTAGCCACACAAGAAGACTTCGACGCCTTCAAGGGTAAAACAAATGGCAGATAAGATAAAAGGCATCACTGTGTCAATCGGAGGCAATACAGACGGCCTCCAGAACGCACTTAAAAAAGTAAATAAAGAGATCAAGGCTACCCAGAGCGACCTGAAAGAAGTCGAGAAACTCCTGAAGCTGGATCCGACCAACACCAACCTCCTAAAGGAGAAGCAGGCCCTCTTAGCTAAGGAGATCGAGAAGACCAAGAACAAGCTGGAAGGACTCAACGCTGCCCAGAAGCAGGCCGCAGAGATGCTGGCCAATGGGGAGATCGGTGAGAAGGAGTACCAGGCGTTAGCGAAGCAGATCGAACGATGTGAGAGCGACCTTGGTGAGTTAGAGACCCAGGCTAAGGAAGTCAGCGACAAGATCGGCCCTTCCGCTGAAGCGATCGGCCAGAAGTTCCAGGAAGTGGGCGGCAAGATCACAGAGGCCGGGAAAGCCCTGGCTCCGTTTAGCGCACTGGCAGCGGCTGGCCTGGGATATGGCGTTAATGCTGCTGCGGACTGGGAGACGGCATTCGTTGGAGTGCAAAAGACGGTGAACGCGACCGCTGACGAGTATGACGACTTAGCTGACGGCATCAAAGAGATGGCCACCAGGACGGCTTCGTCTTCCGAAGAGATCGCCGGCGTGGCCGCAGTAGCTGGACAGTTAGGCGTCGGTGTCGAAGATATCCTGGACTTCACCGAGGCCATGGTCATGCTTGGTGACACTACCAATGTCTCAGCTGAAGACGCTGCCACCACTCTGGCACGTTTCATTAATGTCACCGGCAGCTCGAAAAAGGACGTCAAGAACCTGGGCAGCGCGGTCGTGGCATTAGGTAACAACTTCGCAACTGACGAAGCATCCATCCTGTCGATGAGCCAGCGGCTGGCAGCTGCCGGCACACTGGCCGGTTTATCAGAGACCGAGATCCTGGCACTGGCCACATCAATGTCCTCCGTGGGCATCGAGGCTGAAGCCGGCGGCACTGCGATGACGCAGTCCATGAACTCCATCGACAAGATCGTCCGGGGCACGGCAAAAGACTCCGGGAACAAACTGGAGAAGTTAGCGAACATCTCCGGCATGAGCGCGGAAGAGTTTGCCACAGCTTGGCAAGAAGAGCCGATCGTGGCGATCCAGGCGTTTATCGGCGGCCTGGGTGACTTAGACGCAGAAGGCGAGAGTGCGACCGAGGTATTAGATGACCTGGGGATGTCCGGGATCCGGCAGAGCAACACGCTCAAGAGCCTGGCACTGGCCTCCGGCACGCTTGCTTCAGCGATTCAGACATCCAACTCAGCATACGAGAGCAACACCGCCCTGGCAGAGGAAGCGGAGAAGAGATACGGCACCCTTGAGAGCCAGGTCGCTCAGACTAAGGAAGGTTTAAAGCAGTGCGCTGCAGAATTAGGCGAGATCCTGATCCCGGTCCTGAAGGATCTGATGGAAGCTGTCCAGGGGGCGGTCGACTGGTTCAAATCTCTGGACGAAGGCACCAAAGAGACCATCGTCACAGTCGCAGGAATAGTGGCTGCGCTGTCTCCTGTGCTATTGATCGTGGGTAAACTGACCACGGCAATCGGGAGCATCGTCAAAGCCTTCCCTACTATCACGAGCTTCCTATCTGGCATCGGCGGACCTATCACTGTCGCAGTGGCAGCCATCGGCGGACTGGTGGGGGCAATCGTGTCCTACCGTAACAGTCTGAAAGAAGCCTACGACAAGGCGGCTGCGCTCACCGAAGAGCAGCAGGCCCTGGTGGATGAGATAGACGCTGAAACGGCGGCCTGGAACGCAGTGAAACAGGCACGCAAGGACGCCTACGCTGATATTCAGACTCAGACGGAAAAAGAGAAGGCCCTCTGGAAGGCCCTGCAGAAAGTAGTAGACGCCAACGGCAAGGTGATCAAAGGCCACGAGAAAGAGGCTGAGACCATCGTCAACGAACTGCAGGAAGCCCTGGGCATCGAGATCAACCTGATCGACGGCCAGATCGAGAACTACGCTTCCCTGTGTGAATCCATCGACCAGGTCATCGCCAAGAAGGCCGCAGAGGCCATGCTGGCAGCGGACGAGGAAAACTACGCCAACGCCCTGAAGAACCACACGAAGGCAGCGGTAGAAGTAGCCAAGGCAGAGAAGGGTGTCGCGGATCAGGAGAAGGCCGTCGCCAAACAGGCTGCGGAAGTCGAAAGGCTTGAGCGATTACTCGCACAGGCGGAGGCTGACCTGGGGGATGAGACCGGCGCAGGAGCAGCGACTCGTCAGAAGTATAACAACGAACTCGCAACAGCAAAGCAGACACTGGAGGGTGCCAAGGAAAACCTTGACAAGATGAAGCAGGCCGAGGCAGACGCCAAGAAGAACCTGCAGGAATACAGCACCACGATAGGGAACTATCAGGACCTGCTGGACGCGATTTCGACCGGCTCTATCCCGGATATGGAAACTGCCGTGCAGAACCTGTCCGACAGCCTGGTGACTGCCAAGAACGGCAATAAGGAAACGCTGGAAGCGCAGACGAAGGCATTCCTGGACGAATACTCCAATATGCGAGACATCGTGGACGAGACCGGCTCTGAAGCGGCTTCTGATGCAGCCGACAACATGGAAGACCTGGTTGAGCGGTCCATCGAAGAACTGGAGAAGTTGGATCCTGAGCTGGCCGCAGAGATGCGGAAGCAGCTGAACACCATCAACGAGAACTCCGACTCCTGGGAAGAAGCCGGTGAAGAAAAAGGCGAGAAGTACGGCGAAGGCTTGAAGGACGGCGTCGACAAAGTTAATCTTCCTGAGCACGTCAAAAAGAAACTCTCCAACACCAACGCCTATAACTGGGGCAAAGAGCTGGCGAAGAACTACGCAGACGGCATCAAGGCCAACACACCACAGGTCCAGACAGCAGCATCCCAGCTGGCCAAGAAGGTCCACGAGTACATCGGCTTCTCAGAGCCGGAAAAAGGCCCTCTCAGCGACTTCCACACCTATGGCCCAGACATGATGGAACTCCTGGCCTCCGGCATACGATCCTCCGAGTGGGAAGTGCTGCAGGCGGCCCAGGGCGTGGCCAGCACGCTAAGAGACACGCTGCAGGGCACCACGTTAACAGCGCAGCTGGACCAGACGAGCATTCCTCTTGGAACTGGCGTGACGCTGAATATTGCTAACTTCAACAACTACTCAGACAGCGACATCAGGGAACTGACGAACGAGATCATGGAGACGGCTGCGCAGTTTGCGGCCAGGAAGGGGGCAGTGTTCGCATGAGTCTAACTATAAACGGAGTATCATTAGACGCCATCTTTAATGTTACATCACGGGACGTGCACAATGCCCCGGCGAAGGACATCACGGCGGTGGAAGTACCGGGGAGATCCGGCAATCCGCTGATCCCGAATAACAGATTCAAAAACAAGATCATAACCTACGACGGATTTATCCGGAATACAGTGAACTCCCAAAATATGACCGAGTGGGAGAAACTGTCGCACGTAGCGAGAGTGCTGAAGGGCTACGCCGCAGGGCCACTGGATGCAGGATACCTGACGATCCAAGACTCCTACGATCCCGGTTTCACACGATACGGATACCTGGAAGGCGAGATCCCTATCACGCCGGTGCTGGACCAGCCATATGGCGCGACGGCAAAGCTGAGATACAACTGCAAGCCCTTCGCGTATGACGAGAGCACATCGGAGACCGTGACGTCATTCCCGAAGTACCTCTATAATGACGAGCTCTACTCTGCTCTGCCCTATATGGAGATCACCTGGACCGGAACGACGGCATGGATCAAGATCGAGACCGATTCGGCCACAGAGAGTGTCGGTAATACCTGGACATTCACTGAGTCCACAAGTGGGACTTATGTGTACTGCTGCGACTCAGAGAATATGGAGTGGTACGCCGGCAACGCCCTGAAGAATGCGAACGTGACGACCGCAAGCACTGATCCGGTGTTCCCCGTATTAGGGGCGAGCTTGGTCCAGTCAACTGGGAATAACAAGCTCACGGCATCGAGCAACGTGTCGAAGATCGTCGTCAAGCCGAGGTGGAGGAGACTATGATCCCTGTTTTGTATGACGAGATGGAAAATCTCTATACCAGCTCCGCGACCTACTGGAACGCAGATCCGGCAGTAGTCAAAGCAAATATCCCGAAGCACAGGATCGGATACCTGGCAGACACACTGAGCTGCAAGGTATCCGAAGAGAGAAATGGCGAGTATGAGCTTTTGCTTACCTACCCGGTGACAGGGAAGCTCTTCAACGAGATCATCCCCGGCAGGGCGATCATGGCGAAAGCCCACCCGGACGGAGATGACCAGCTGTTTCGGATCTACCGCACAGGCAAGGCCCTCAGAGGGATCATCACGGTGTGTGCCCGTCACATTTCCTACGACCTCTGCGGCGTCGCGCTCAATGTGGGACCGTGGATGTCCGTGGCACAGCACACCGCCACCGGCTGGATGACAAGGCTTTTTCAGAACACATTTTTCACGGCTCAGTCGAATATCGCGACGGTCAACGACATCAAGTGCCAGGGCCTGATGAGCATCCGCGCTGCCCTGGGTGGCGTGGAAGGCTCTGTCCTGGACGTCTTCCGGGGAGAGTATACCTTCGATAACTTTGTGATCCACCTGGACACCGCCAGGGGAACCGACAAGGGCGTGGTCATCGAGTACGGCAAGAACATGACCGACATGACGATGGAGCAGGATATTGATGCTGCATACACCCATGTCAGAGGCTTTGCGAGGTACTACGACGAGAACAGCGACGAGAAGTACGTGGACGGTACCTTGATAGCGACCGGGGTAACACTGGGTTACACCTGGACCAAGATATTAGACGTCACCGAGATGCTGGGCCTGGACAGTGATGTGCAGCCCACCCAGCAGCAGGTTGACAACGCAGTGAACACTTGGATCGCCGCGAATCCTCTGGGTGTCCCGGCTCCCACTATAACAGTGTCTTATGTAGACGCCCAGAGACCCACGAGCATCCCGAACGTCACCATAGCTTTATGCGACACTGTAACGGTGCGTTACGTCCGGCTGGGAGTGCACGAACAGCAGAAGGTCGTGGCCACCGAGTACGACACGCTTAATGAAAGATATTCCCGGATCACCCTGGGGCAGACAGCAGCCAACCTTGCCGGCACGGTGAGCGACATGGAAGGCGACATCGCATCCATTGTCCGGGAGAAGACAACCTTCAAGAGTGGCACAAAAACCGTAGAGCTGGGAGACGGCACTCTAAAAGCCTATGAAGGCACGAACCTGGCAACACTGTCGGCGGACAAGCTGATATTCAGCGACGGAACAATGGCACCCATCTTAGGCGTGTATAAGATGTTCCACGACTCGTCCAGTACGGCAGAGGCCACCTACACCAAGACAGTCCCGACCGGGTGTTACCTGCTCCTGCACTTCAGGAACAGCCAACCCACGACAAACTCCACCGGCGCACAGCTGATGGTCATCGGAACATCAGCCTCTGCGACAGTGATCCCCCTGGAGGGATCAGGATCAAACATCGGGGCAACCACAGGAGCACGTTCCCTGGTGTCCGCCACCTCTGACGGCACGACAGGAACGGTCACATGGACAGTACAAGGTTTATCATACAGAAAACTTTTGATGCTGAGGTTGACGTAAATGGAAATTGCAATCGCAATATTAGGAAGTGGTGCTCTATCGGCACTGATCAGCGGCATCTTCGGCCTGATCCAGGCGAAGAGAAGCCGCTCACAGGAAATAGAAGATGAGCTCAGAGAAGTAAAGCAGAAGCTGGACATCGCAGAGAAGGACGCCCTGCGCACACAGCTGATGGTCATGATCAAGGACTACCCCAACGAGAAGACCGACATACTGAGACTCGCTGAGTATTACTTCGTGAGGCTGGAGGGCAACTGGGTCATGTCCGACATCTTCAAGACATGGTGCAAGACATCCGGGACAGAGATCCCCGGCTGGTTCAATGGAGGCGAATAATGGACTGGTTTTTACACAGCGGAACGGCAGCGGCCAGGCTGGCAAGAACATTAGTTGAAGTGATCTTGTCCTGGCTGATTGCGAACCTGGGCGACATCTTCGGATTCTTCTCATTGGATCCGACGGTGAAGGCCCTGATCATCTCAGCCCTGACGGTGCTGATCACCGCGATCCTGGGCTTTATCAACGACAATAGGGAGAAAGACGATGAAGACACTGACTGATATGTTTGCTCCGTATATCGGCACGAAAGAATACAACGGAATTGTTCGTACCATGATCGAGTGGTACAACGGTGGTGCGTTTGAAAAAGAACCATGGTGTGCCATTTCCATGAGCTACTTCGCCAACAAATTAGGCATCCTGGACCAGTTGGGCGGCAAGAACGAGAACGTGTACAGGATGATGCGCAGCTGCGAGGGCTCCGGCAAGGGGACTTTTAAATACGCTGCGAAAATAAAGAACGGCTCGACGATCCGGAAGGGCACGATCCTGTTTATGCTGAAGAGCAGCCCTCCGATGAACGAGGGTAGCAGCAAGCACGTCACCACGGCCTACGAGGACTTCCTCTACAACGGGACGGGATACGTGAAGTGCCTGGGCGGCAACCAGAGCGATCAAATCCAGGTCTCCAGGTATTCACAGAAGACCATTTACGCCATCTTCGAGCCCCAGTACGGCCCGGAGACACTGAGGAAAGGCTCTAAGGGCGCGGCAGTGACGGAGCTCCAGGGAGACCTAAACATCTTCGGCTATAAGGACGCTGAGGGAAAGAAACTGGTGATGGACGGCAGTTTCGGAGCACGCACCCAGTATGCAGTGAAGCAGCTGCAGGCCGATCAGGGACTGAAGGTTGACGGTGTATGCGGACCGCTCACCTGGACACGCATCGAAGAGATGAGAGAAGACATCCACCGGGTGAAGGTTCTGACATTACTTAACCTGAGAGAAGGACCCGGCACGGAGTACGAGATCAAGAAGGTCCTGCAGGAGGGCCATACATTCCTTGTATCACGAGGAACGGACTGGCTGTATCTTCCTGACGAGGACGGCTGGGTCTCAGCTAAATACACAGAACCTATTTAAGCCTACAGGGAGGCATCCCTGTGGGGCCTCCTTCCCCCTATACCCGGCCAGGGCTTTGTCTTTTTCACCCTGGTCGGGGTTTTTTAATGGCAAAAATCATGGTAAAACTATTCCACCATATTCCTCTTGGAGGGGATGTCCAAACGAGAAAAAGCACGGAAATGCGCCACATTCCACCTGTAGGACGTATCCGTCAATATCCCCCAACCGCACGAAAGAATCTCCCGGAGACGACGTAAAAACGTTAGCTCCGGGAGTTTTTCATTTATCAATGGTAAAATTATGGTAAAATCCGTGCCGCTTCCATGTGTTTATTGTCTGCTTCCTTTAGCTTATCTGTGAGGTGCAGGTAGATCTCCTTGGTGATCCTGGAATCCGAATGGCCTAATCTTCGGGAGATAGTTTCCAGTGGAACGCCGTCAGCGATGAACAGCGAGGCGGATGTATGCCGGAGCGCATGGGTGGAGATCTCCCGGCCTAATACCTTCATGGAGTTCTCCTTCAGGTATTTGTTGTACGCGAAGTAAGACATATGCGTGCCTGACTTGTCAGGGAACAACAACCTGCACCGGCGGTTCTTTATAAAGCCGGCGCGGAAGATCAGATACGTGTCCAGGAGATCACGCAGCTCCGGCTGGATATACACCTCACGGGAGACGCCGGTTTTAGTGGGCCCGACCTGATAAGTCACTAAGGAATAGGTCTTGTTCACGCTGATATACTCACCTATATCATCCAGGGTGAGGGCGATGGCCTCCCCGATCCGGAGGCCGGAGAGTGCCATGAAGTATGTGAGGTAATACCACAGAGGGACCTTCATGGCGTCCAGGAGGGCCTGCAGCTCTTCCGGCTCCAAGTATTTATCTGCAATTCTTTCCTTCTGATTGTCCGGCAGCGGCACCAGTTTATCTGCAAGGTTCGTCTGCAGGATCTCATTCTGATAACACCAGTTTAGAAATGCCTTATACCTGGCCAGCCTCTCGTTATATGTTTTGTTCTCTTTGGAGCACGAAGAAATAGCGTTCTTGATCCTCAGAACCGTCAACTCATCCAGCCAGCAATCATTCAGCTTCTCGTTGATGATCCTGACGCCGTATTCATTTCTTTTGAGCGTCTGAGGGCGTAAACTGCGGCTTTTCTCTTCGAGGTAGAGATTCAGTGCGCTTGACAGCCTAAACCTTGAATATGAGGCATCTGCGGCCCTCATCTGGAGCTCATAGAGGGCCTCGTTATAACTTCTCCGGCTGTTGGTGGGCTTGATACAGGAGACCCTTCTATACTTCCCGGAGAGGTCTTTGTAGCGGTATCTGAATTGATACCGTCCGTCCTTTAGTTGTTCAACGTATAGTCTTTCGGACATCTCTCTCAATCTCCTGGACATCCTTGGCGTCCCGGTTCTCAAAGTCCAAGCTTTGGATATGCCTCCGGGCGTGGTTCCAAGCCTTCACTTTATCCTCTGGACTCAATGACTCTTTGATAAACACCGAATAAGAGCCGTCCTCGTTCATCGTCACGGCCTCTTTTACCTTGCCCGGCAGGGGCAGAAAATAAACAAAAATATCGTCCATTCTTCTCACCTCCCGGCCTAATGATACCGGGAAATGAGTCCGATTATTTACCCTCTTTTGCCTTTAGGGCTTTGAGCATCTGATAGGCAAGCTCAATATCCTCCGGCGGGGCGTCCTCAGCCGCCTCGAACAGCAACGCCAGCTCCGGCCTCTGATACATGATCTGAGCGCGCCGGGCCGCTTCCGGGTTGGTGTAATACGCCGCTTCTTCCCCGGACATAAGATACGCCACGGAGATATCGAGATAATCTGCGACCCTCTCCAACCTGTCATCCGGGAGGGAGCCCTTCTTCAGCTGGCTGATATAGCCGTTAGAAAAGCCGAGGTCTTTTTCTAATTTGTAGACTGGGATTTTACGCTCTTTGCAGATGGCTTTTACTCTCTCAACAGTGTTCATGACGGCCTCCCAAATATTTAGGCGAAACTCGAAAAAACTTGTTGACATTATGAGGAAAGCCCTTATAATGGAATTTAGGGGAAAGCCTAAAGACTTTAGAGGGCAACTCAAAATGGGTGGTGGTTCTTCCATTTTAGGGCAAAGCCTAAATAAAGTCAATAGGCAATCCTCTAAACCGAAGGAGGAAGGGAAGGAGGAAGATGAACACAGTTTACGAGAACATTAAGGCACTGGCAGACCAAAAAGAGATACCAATCTACAAACTGGAGCAGCAGGCTGGCATCGGTAACGGCGTAATAGCCGCTTGGAAGACATCGGTCCCAATGCTGGACAAACTGCTAAAGGTTGCCAAGGTGCTGGGGGTTACGGTCAGCGATTTGATTGAGGAGTGACCTTATGCAGTACCGAAGGCGTGATTCACTGGTCCGGCTTTACGAGCTTTCACCGAAGACGGTGGACAAGTACGTGAAGGAGATGGCCATGAGCAATTTGTATCCGGTGGACTTCTGCCTGAAGCGTAAGGGCGTGACCTTAGTCGAGGAAGAAGCGTTCCGGCACTACCTTAGGTGGGCGGACCTGCTCGAAGGGGGAAGGATGGTCCCGCAGTACCAGAGGGCAGAAACACCGGAGGATGTTTATCTGATTCAATGGAGGGAAACGAGATGAAGGAAAAGATGAAGTATTGGGTTTTAGGCACTGTCGGATTTTGGACAGTGATCATTCTGGCAAACTGGAGCTGGTGGGCATGACGCTGAGGGAGCTGGAGTACGCCGAAGAAAAGCGACAGCAGAAACTGTACGACGAATGGCTCGCATCCCGGCCTAAGTGCTGGAGCTGCATGGATCCAATCGAGGAAGAGTTCGCATGGGAGATCAACGGCCACACGTACTGCGAGTTCTGCGCAGAAGAGAAATTCAGAGTATTCATAGGAGATTGAAATGAGGAGGAACATCAAGACGGCGAATCGCAAGCCCACCAGGATCGGACAGCTGCTGATCGACCGCAACATTAGCCAGAGAGAACTGGCAGAGGGCATCAAATGCGATACAGTGGCCATTCATAACTGGGCATGGGGAAACACTGAACCCAGTGCGGCTTCACTGGTGAAGCTGGCCAAGTATTTTAACGTCTCGACAGACTACCTGCTGGGACTGACAGATGAACAATAAGGAGAAAGAGATGATGGATGTCAATGTAGCTAAGTCGCAGCTGTATCAGAAGAAGAATGCGCTGCGAGCTGATCTCGCCCAGAGGGGCGTCTTAAAGAGAGAGGGCAACAACTCTTTCGACCGATACAAATATTTTTCAGAAGCGCAGTACAAAGCCCTTTTTACCGAACTACTGTCCTCCCACAATCTGGAATTAAGGTCTACAGTGAGCGACTATTCCATGATTGAGGGCACGGAGAAGCAGGCCAATGGCCGACAGGTCAGGATGGAGTTCGAGCTCTGCGATGTAGAGACAGGCTTCAGTGAGGTCTCCACCGTCATCGGCGAAGGCTTCGACAAGGGTGACAAGGCCGGGTATAAGGCCATGACCGGGGCTCTTAAATACTATCTTGCCTGCACCTTCTTGGTGGCCACCGGCGACGATCCTGAGAAGGACAGCCCGGATGTGAAGATGAACACCAAGAAGATCACCGCAGCACAAAAAGCGGTCATCGAAAAGAAGTACATGGGCGAGAAGCTGCAGCAGCTGCTGGACTGGGCAAAGGTGAAAGACCTGGATGACATGACGGAAGACCAGGCGAACAAGGTGATCATGCAGATCAAGGAGAAGGAGGGCCTGAGATGATCAGTGGAAAGAGAATAGAGTTCGTGGCGGTCGCCATGGGAACTGAGGTGCTCATTTGCACCGCACCGTACTGCGCGACATTATTCCCCGGCGACCAGGTAGTGGTGGAAGACAAGGGAGAGTTCGGCACCGTCCTGATCCGGGACAGCGTGGTGATCGGGAGTGATGACTACAAGGCCATTGATACGGTTGTGATCACCCACAAGATCCTCAGCAAGGTGGACTACAGCGACATGAACTGGAACGGATACGAGGAGGAGACCGATGCCGACGGACAAGAGTAGGAGCCCTCTGACGGCGATTAGAAAAAACTGCGTGATCTGCTCCGGCGGATCATCGGAAGAGGTGAGGCTCTGCCCGATTACAGACTGCCCGCTTTACAAATTCCGCTTCGGGAAAATGCCTGAAACTGCGGAGAAGCACTTTGAAAAGCTGAAGGCGAGGAAACTGTCAAGGGAGACAACGGAAAAAACAAAGAGCGGTTCTGACCGCGCTCAGCAAGCAAAGGAGGGATGACTTATCAACAAACTGATACTTGTTGGCCGCCTGACCAAGGACCCGGAGATCAGGGTGAACAACGACCAGAAGGAAATAGCCAAGTTTACCGTGGCAGTGAACAGAAACAAGAACGAGGCTGACTTCATCCGCTGCGTGGCATTCGACAGGAAGGCAGAACTCTTGGAGAAGTATTTCAGGAAGGGCGACCGGATCGGCGTGACCGGCAGATTACAGATCGGGTCCTACACCAACCGGGAAGGCCAGACGATTCCGACAGCGGAGATCATGGTGGAGGAGATCGAGTTCCTGCAGGACAAGAGGGGGGAAGTTCCCGGTGTCGATGACAACCCCTTCTTATGATCTCTACAGTGAGCTGACACTGAAGACCGGCGAGCTGGACAAGTGCGTGAAGCAGCTGCGGAAGACCGGCACGGCCTATGCGGAAGCGGAGAGGGATTACAAGGTCCTTCTCCGTACCGAGGCCCTGAAGCTCCGGGACGAGGGCATGGCCATCGGGATGATCGACAAGGTGATCTACGGCGTTCCCAGCGTGGCGGAGATGCGATTCAAACGCGATATCGCAGAAGTGATCTACAAGGCCAACCAGGAGGCCATCAATTCGATAAAGCTGCAGATGAGATTGATAGAATCTCAGATCCAGAGGGAGTGGCAGGGATGAGCAAGAGCATCATATCAAACGACAGACAGTGCTGGATCTGCAAGACCACCAAGGACCTGCACCGGCATCATGTATATGCAGGATGCAACAGAGGGCTTTCAGAGGCGTATGGCTGCTGGGTGTATCTCTGCCCACATCATCACAACATGAGTAATGAGGGCGTCCACTTCAACCATGACCTGGACGTGATGCTGAAAAAAACCACACAGAGGAAGTGGGAGGAGATCTATGGAGACAGAGAGAAGTTCATCAGGACCTTTGGTCGTTCATACCTGTGAGATCCATGGGAAGTTCCCCGGCCTGAACGAATACACCGAAGCCTGCCGGAGGAACAAGTACGTGGGGGCCAAGATGAAGAAGGACGCACAGATCCAGGCGTCATGGTTCCTCCACTGGCTGCCGGAGATCAAGAGGCCGGTGAAGGTAAGGTTCATCTGGCAGGAGAAGGATCACCGGCGAGACCCGGACAATATCAGCTTCGCTCAGAAGTTTATCCTGGACGAGATGGTCAGGCTGAAGAAGATCCCGAACGACACGGCCAAGTGGATCCACGGTCTCTATCATGAATTCACCTACGGTGACGACTACAAGGTAACGGTAATAATGGAGGAAGAATGAGCGCTTACGAGAACATCAAGCGAGGACGGCCACGGAAAGAATATAAGGACCCGGTGCCGGATGCGCACTACTGCGATGAATGCAGGCACTTTGAATGGTCCTTGAGAACCTCAGTGAGGCTGGAGGACGGATACTGCACCAAGGGCGATATGCCATTACATACGTACCACGCCCAGAGGGCCTGCGGAGGATTTGAATATGACCCCACGCGAAAAACATATCGCTGAGATGCGACGCCTGGAAGAGGCCATCGAGAAGACCGAGTCGGAGTACCTGAAGAGGGACTACGGCAAGAAGCTGAGGAAGATGAGGCACGAGCTGAAGATCTATGACGCATATAGGAGGAAAGATGAAACAGGGAGAACGCATACTTAAATATATCGACACGCATGGATCCATCACGCCTTGGGAAGCGTTCCAGGAGCTGGGGATCACCAAGTTAGCGACCCGGATCAGCGAGCTCCGAAAGGACGGGGAGAAGATCGAGAAGAGATATGTCAGCGGCATCAACCGTTTCGGCGAAAAGATCACTTACATGGAGTACAGGAGATGAGCGAAGAATTTAACAACTTCATCTTTTACAAGGAATGGCTTAATCAGATCCGGCTGTTGGCGTGCAGCGGAGACTTTGAGGATATTACAACCCTCTGTGACGGCCTTGAGACCTTCCTGAATGGCGAAGACACAGCCGACATGACGCCCATGGCCACCCTCGTGTATAACCAGATGACCGCTCAGATCGCGAGAGATAAGGGGACATACAAGGAAGTCCAGCAGGCGAGATCTGACGCAGGGAAAAAGGGAGCCGAAGCAAGGTGGAACAAAGCTAAGCAAAACGAAGCAAACGATGGCAAAGCTATGGCAAATGATGGCAAACGATGGCAAACGATGGCAAACGATGGCCTTAATGAAGAGGAAGATGTAGAGGATGATGTATCACCTAAAGGTGATGTATGTATTGTTAGCGCGGAGCCCTTGATCGGGCTTCCGCTCAACGACGGCAGCGAGCATCCAGTGACCGAAGAAGACATCCGGGAATACTCGCAGCTCTATCCTGCAGTGGATGTGATGCAGCAGCTTCGCAACATGAGGGGATGGCTGCTCTCCAATCCTTCCAGGCGGAAGACCAAGAAGGGGATCCGAGCGTTCATCACCACATGGCTCTCCAAGGAGCAGGATAAACCCACGGCCAGATCCGGAACAACCACGCGAAAGATGACGGCGGAAGAAATACTCGCCATACCTGCGATCAATCCATGGAGGACCGCAACATGACAGAGTTTGAAGCCAACAGACTGATCACCATGATCATCTACAACTTCTCCCAGTTCCTTCCGGCTGATCCGAAGGGAGCAGCACTGAAGAAGGGCACATGGATGGCTGAGCTCATAAAGTACGACGCAGCCAGGGCAGAGGATGCGGTCAGAACACTGATCACGACCTGCCACTTTCCTCCGCAGATCGCAGACTTCCGGGACGCAATCGGAGTGGGCGGAGAATACACGAGGGAAGATCAGCAGGCACGGCTTCCGGGACCGACCTTCGGCACTCCGGAGGGCTACAGGGCTATGTACACGGCCGACCCGGAGCACGTCAATGCCGTAATGGAGAAGCTGATGAGGGAACTATGATACTTGAGGCTATGTTTTGGATGGCGATCCTGCTGGTGGGCATCATGGCACTGATGCTGCTGGTCATCATCGCCGGGATGATATGGAGAGGGCTGCATGAAAGTGTTAGCGATACTGATGATCCTGCTGGGTCTGTGGATGATCCGGAAGGGACTAAAGACAAAGGAGCTGAAGATGAGGATACAGAGACTGAAGGACGGAGTGCTGTGGATCGCAGCGGCGAATGACGAGGAAGTGAAGACGGTCATTATCTCCGCAGGGACATGGCACGGGACATACACGAAAGAGAAGAATGTAAGGCAGTGTGACCCGGATAAAAACACCGAGTGCAGAAAAACCAGCTGCTTTATCAACGGCGGAGAGTGCCACATGACAGAGAAGAAGGAGTGCTGGGATGAGACTGATTGATGCTGACGAACTGAAGAGGGTTGTTCTAAGGGCTTTCCCACCTGTGGCATACGACCAAGCATTGTTGGTCGGGAGAATCATCGACAGGATGCCCACCATCGACCCGGTGAAGCACGGACTGTGGATAGAACATAAAGGCGGTGATGATTACATAGGCTACCCAATTTATGAATGTTCCGAGTGCGGTTATGATGCAGGGGAAACGGCAACAAACTACTGCCCGAACTGCGGTGCACTTATGCGAGAGGACGGTGAAGAGGGATGAGCAGACTTGACCACGACCGAGAAGACATTATCAGAATCTTGTACTCTATTCTTGACTACGCAAGACTCGGATATGAGATAAGCACGTCCAACAGTTGCAATGATTGCACTAAGAAAAACTGTGAGTACAGACCTAAACCGGGGCAGAATGTCAGATGGAGATGCCCTTTGTGGAGAGGAGAAGAGGGATGGCAGAGTACATAATGCTGAAAGAGTTCGCAAACGCTCCTGTCACGGTGCAAGAGTTGGTGCGGTGCAAGGACTGCCTATATTGGCAACAGAACACGGTGCGTCAGAACAGTAACGATGCAGGATGGTGGAATGAGGCACTCTGCGAAAGGCACACGATATACGGCAACGAGCCGCATGAAGCGTGGACATCTGCCGACTGGTTCTGCGCTGATGGAGAGAGGAGAGAAGGATGAAAGTAGTTGAACGCAAGCCCGTACCAATCTACGAAGTAACTTGTTTTGAGTGCCAATCAAAAATTGAGTATAAGGCATCAGACGTTAGATATTGCCATATCACATGTCCTGTATGTGGTACGTTATTATGGGCGATGACAATAAATCCTGTAAGAATGGAAGGAGAAAACGATGAGACTGATTGATGCGGACGCACTGATTAAATATTGTGATATAAATTGGATTCCGCTGAATGTCGATGCGGTAAATGCTCAACCCACCATCGACCCGGTGAAATGGATTCCTGTGACCGAGCGGTTGCCGGAAGAGGGAAAACAAGTGCTGGTATGTGATGACGGTGGTTTCATTTATACCGCAGAGGGCGAAACGCGCTCCGACGGGGAATGGCAATGGTATGAGTCGGTGGAGTATCGACCTATGGACGATGTGGTGGCATGGATGCCGCTCCCTGAGCCGTGGAAAGGAGAAGAGGGATGAAAAACATCATGTGTCTGTTTGGCAACCACGTTTATTCACAAGCGTCAGCCGAGGTAAATGCCGTAGATGAGAGGAATGGATATTTAATCTGCCGTGTAAGAAATTGTTGTTTTCGTTGTGGGAAACCATATGAGGACATTATATGTATTCCAATTCCAAAATGGCTTTGCAAAAAGAAGGAAGGTGAAGAGGGTGAGTAAATCTATGTACGCACAAGGCAGGCGAATTGAAACCATTTCGGATTTCGATCAGTGCGAAAGCCTCTGGTACAAGTGGAACGGAAGAACCACGCATAGATCGGTGCTTATCTCCTTGCAGTACAGAACCTTATTAAACAGCATCATAGCAGGACGAATCTATGTTGCAGAAAGGAGAACCGATGAATGATTTGATCAGCAGACAGGCGGCGATTGAAGCCGTTGGTTATTATAGCTTGCATAGTGGCGATAAATTGCTGTTCGCAGACAAGCCGTTAAAAGAACTGCCGACCATTGATCCCGTGAAGCATGGGAAGCGGGACACGGAAGCGTATATGGCTATAATAATCAATCTGCTTGAGAACATTGATAGCATAATCGAGGAACACGAAAGAATCGGCTATGAAAAAGGATTCAGAGATGGGCTTGCAGAAGCAGAAACGAGAGGGGAATGATGGATTTTACGAACGCAAAAATAAGCACTGGAGAAGAGCAAAGAAAAGAAACAGTAAAGGAAGCGAAAATGACCGAGGAAGAAACGAACGCATTAAACGACCTCTATGCGAGAGCATTAGACCCGGAGTGGCAGAGAGCGCACAGGGCGATGGGATTTGCGTCACCGATTGCCGATCTGTACGACGCGCTGGAAGAGCTGGCGAAGGAAAGGAGCGAGGAAGATGGGACTGATAGACCTTGACAAATTTTTGCGTGAGAACTGCATCGACCGAATGGAAGGCAAATCCTGCGAGGAGTGCAAGCACCACGTCCTTGAGGTCAGTTGCGAACGCTTGATGGAACAGCCCACCATCGACCCGGTGAAGAGGGGAAGGTGGGGACACCTTGCACTTGACGATAAACGCCTGTGGGCAAGTACGCCGATACGCTACTATGACCACGTTCAATGCTCCTGCTGTGGGAAGGTCTTTCCGAAGATGTTTGAAGAATTGCCCTATTGCGGAGTCTGCGGTTCACGAATGGACGGTGAAGAGGAATGAGAGAGGTTAGGTTGATTGAAATTGGCGAATTGAAAGAGTGGATAGAGGGATGGTTCAAGATGAACAAATACTACCATCCATACGCCACGAGCAACAATATCCCGATTCCCGAACTATATGACATACTTGAGAAGATGCCCACCATCGACCCGGTGAAGACGATGTGGATAGATGTTAACGACCGATTGCCCAATACGAAGGAGACCGGAATGGATAAAATCATAGGACTGGCAAAGCGGGAATATGAAAGGATTAAGGAGCTTAGGACACAACTGCATTTATCTCAGGACTATGTTGCAAAGTATTTAGGGATAAACAGATCAACCTATACTCAAATGGAAAACGGCAATCGTAAAGTGCTGGCAGATGAAGTGGCAAAGTTAAGCGAATTATTTGGTGTTACAACTGATAGTTTGCTAAACAATACAGAATTGAGCCAGCCAGCCACAATGTTTGCAAGGAGCTTTAAAAAGCTTGATGAAAGAGATCAGGCGGAAATCATGAATCTTATTAGATTTAAGGAGCAGATTAACAAGAAATGAACTCACAGCAATCCTTGTTGCAGTCAAAGGGATGTATGAGTGGAGAGGAGAAGAGGATGAGTGGAGAGGAGAAGAGGATGAGTGAGCAAGAGATTCAAGACCATGTGCGAAAATGCCCGTACTTCGGAAGCCCAAAGACTATAGACAGTATGAGTTATTGCAAACTTGAGTTTCATTACAGAGCGATATGCCCATCTCCGAAGTGTTTATGCGCAAAGAAATTTGGGTGGAGAGGAGAAGAGGAGAATGGACAGGAAATGCAATAACTGCATCCATTTCCAGTACGGAGACGTGCCGAAGAAGATCTATGATTCCGTCGTCTATAACAAACCAAACGGTGCGTGCATGAAAATGTTCCCCAGAGGGTATGTCGGAAGGAAGCCTCCGCATTACTGCCACGACAACAAAATGGCCTGCTTCCAGTTCGAACCAAGAGAACAGATGACGATTTTCGAAATCGGGAGAGGACAATGACCATAGATGAACTCAAAAACTACAGAAAGCTGTCCTTCTCAATCCGATACTGGAAGAGGGAGTACGAAGATCTGACGAAGGCATCATACACCAAGTCTCCGCAGCTCACCGGGCTGCCGACTTCCGGAGAGCTGTCAGATCCGACCAGCGAGAGAGCCATGAAGGAGCTGAAGATGCTGTCGCGGATCCAGCGGATGATCGCAGAGCAGGAAGAGGAGACAGAGCGGATCATGGAGTGGATAGAGACCATCGAGGACCCGATAATCAAGGTGATCATGCACGCGAGGTATATCAAGGCGAAGTCATGGGCAGCAGTGGCTATGGCCGTGGGCGGCAACAACACGCCGGATGGGATAAGGATGATGCACAACAGATACTTGTTCGCTTTGTTCGATAAAAAAAATTAGAATGGTACAATAGACAAGGTCTATTGAGAAGTGCGAGGGCACAAAGTAATGGGTTCCGCACCTCATCGGCCATCCATCATCCCTTTTTCTCATTTTCTCCTTCGGAGCCCCTACGGGGGCTCCACTTTTTGTGAGGTAGCTATGACAAATTGTGCTAATAAAGGCGTGATCGTACAGTACACCACGCCGACTATACTTATAAACTTCCCGACCATCGACACTTCCACCATCACTGAGGCGTACTTAGTATTCAAGACCGCCGGAGCGACGGTGCTGGAGAAAGACTTAGCAGCAGCCACGGTGGAGGAAAAGAAGGTCTCCTGGCGGCTGAGTCAGATCGAGACCGGGAAGTTCACACTGAACACGACCGTGGAGATCTACTGCGACTGGAAGCTCAGTGACGGCACCAGAGGCCGCAGCCTGAAGGCAGACTATTGGATCGTGGAGACGGGCAAAGCAGAGGTGATCTGATGGACCATATCGTAGTAATCGAAGGCGAGATCAGTCTCAGTCATTCTATCGCCGGAGAGATCGAGCTGACCACGCAGATAGAAGGGGAGATCGAGAAGGTCTTTTACGTGGACGCCTCCAGGGAGGTCTACGAAGGGGACTACGTCGTCACGCCTCTGGTACACAACGAGGTGGTCCTTGAGACCAACGGGAAGTACATGGAGGACGATGTGACGGTCCTGAAGGTACCGTATTTGGAAACAGCGAACATTAGCGGTGGGAATACCGCATGGATAGGAGAGAATATCTAATGGCAAACCAGTATATCAACAAAGTCATCTACGGCGGATCCACCCTGATCGACCTGACCAGCGATACCGCCACAGCAGCAGACGTCGCATCCGGCAAGTATTTCCACCTGAAGAGTGGCGAGCGTGTCCAGGGCACATCGACGAAGGACGCTGACACCAGTGACGCCAACGCATCGGCAAGTGAGATCCTGTTCGGGCAGACGGCCTACGTGAACGGTGTAAAGATCACCGGCTCCATGCCGAACAACGGCGGAAACGATGTCACGGTCACCACGAAGGCAGGCACCACCATCCCGGCAGGATTTTACGACGGCTCCGGCACGGCTGCCATCGACTCCACATCGGCCACCAACCTGATCGCCGACAACGTCCGCCAGGGCGTGACCATCCTGGGTGTGACCGGATCAATGAGCGGATCAGAAGACGTCCATGCGCAGTCCAAGACTGTGACGCCTTCCACGACCCAGCAGACGGTCACTCCTGACAGCCCGACCTACAACTATCTTACATCCGTAACGGTGAACGCGATCTCCTACGTGGAAACCGACAACGCTGCCGGAGGGAAGACCGCCACCATCGCAGGCGTCTAAGGAGGTCTTAATGGCAACTAATCCATATGTGAACAAGGTCATCTTCGGGTCCGCGACCTTGGTGGACCTGACCGGCACGACCGCCACGGCAGACAAGATCCTGACCGGCTATGGTGCGTATGGTGCGGACGGAGCCTGGATGGACGGCACGATTAGTGACGGCGACAACATCGGCTACGGGCTAACTGACAGAACACTTGCGATAGTAGGTGTTGGGCAAGTTGATTATGCGGAGATTTAAGGAGTACTTATGAGTTACACACCAACTAACTGGACAACTGGTGACACGATAACAGCGACTAAGCTAAACAAGATGGAGCAAGGCATCGCCAATGCGGGTTCAGCAATGATTCTTACCATATCGAGCAATACGCTTAACAAGACCTTTGCTGAGATATACGAGGCACTTCACAACGGTACGCCTTGCTACATCCAGTACGACTTCAATTACACGGCAGACATTGACAACGAGTACAATACGATAAGCGTTTTGGCTCAAGTCACCCAAGCGTATAAATACTCAGATGCCTATCGAGTGTTTGCATCTTATGCGTCTGCCGCTTACTTTTCGGCTCAAAGCACAACACTGTCCACGCCAAGCGTAATGGTTTTTCAAGCGACCAATGCTTCCAGTTACCCGACATTTATGAAAGTGGTGAATGTGACTGTGGGTAGTACCCAAGTTGGGCCAAACATTTTCTAACGATGGTCTACTTAGTCTACGGCCCACCGTGCGGTGGAAAAACAACCTATATCAGTGAGCGGATGGGTGACGGCGATATCGTCTGCGATGTGGACTTGATCTATGCGGCTATCAGCGGGAGAGATGCCCACGATGCCGACCTGTGGGTACACGAAACTGCGCTGAAGCTGAAAGACCAACTGCTCGACATTATCCGTGATCGTGACGGTGGATGGCGTGATGCTTATGTTGTTTCCATCGCCAACACGGACGAAAAGGTCAAGCAAGATGCCGAACGCATTAACGCAGACAAATGCATCTACATTGATACACCGATGGATGTGTGTTTGGAGAGGGCTGTAGATAGACCGCCGTACTTCTCACTACTGATACACGAATGGTTTGAAGCGAGGAACTTATGAGCAACGTAGTGATTGATAAACAAAAGATAGACATCCTTGCCAACGCTATTGCCGACAAAAGCGGCGAGTCCGTCACAATGACATTGGACGAGATGGTGAGTGCGGTTGACAGCATTGACACAAGTGGAGGAGAGCCGAACCTGCAAGCCAAGACATACACCGTAGACAGCGCAGGAACGGAGACCATCACAGCCGATGCAGGATATGACGGTCTGTCAGAGGTTGAGGTAAGTGTGCCGAGTGCAACAGCAGGAACGCCAACCGCAACAAAGGGGAGTGTCAGCAATCACAGTGTATCGGTTACTCCGAGCGTAACAAACACAACGGGATACATCACGGGTTCGACGATAAACGGCACAGCGGTTACTGTATCAGCTAGTGAACTTGTCAGCGGAAGCGAAACCAAGACCGCCAACGGGACGTATAATGTAACCAACCTCGCCGAGATAGTTGTGGATGTGCAAGGTGGTGGCGCGGCAATCACAGTCACCGATACCACGGACACCCACGGCGGCATCATCCGTGAGATAACTGCGGTGAACATTTCTGATACCACGGCGGTGGCAAGCGATGTCGCAAGCGGCAAGTACTTCTATACTTCCGCAGGCGTGAAGACCGAAGGCACGGCAAGCGGCGGCGGTGGTCTTGAATATGAAGAGGGGACGTGGACACCAACAGAAGATATTGCAAGGCCTACCATAAGTTTTGCAAATATTCATACAGCAAGACCGGTTTCTATAATTTTTGCAGACATAAACAATGCCCCGCTTGAAGGATACAATCATGCTTGGATATTCAGTAGCTTTATAGATAGCGTCGGGGCAGGAGTCAAAGTAAATGTAAGCGGGAATACACATTATTACGCACGCGTTACGGGTTGGTATCTAAGTACTGGAGCAACATCTGCAAGTGTTGCAAATTATAACATTACAAATACAACAGATTCATCGGGAACTGGCGGGATGGGATATTGGGCTACAACGGCTGGGTTTATTCCGGGTTCTGGTTCAACATCTCGCTATTGGAAGTCAGGCCGCACCTACAAATGGATAGCAGTATGGGCACCGACGACATAAGGAGAGTAATATGCCACAGTACATAAGCAAGTTAATACTCAACGGCGTAACGCAAATGGATGTCACACAGGACACGGTGGCGGCTAACAATCTCCTGAACGGATACACAGCCACGAAGAACGATGGCTCTCCTGTGGTGGGGGCTTATGTTCCTGTATCACCCACGTTACAGACCGTCACTAAATCCTACACGCCCACCGAATCAGCGCAGACCGAAACCATCACGGCAGGAAGCGGCTATGACGGAATCGAAGAAGTAGATGTGACGGTCAACGCCATCTCTTCAACCTATGTAGGAAGCGGCGTGGCAAGGAACGACAGCACCAACCTCACGGCAAGCGGAGCAACTGTCACAGCACCCGCTGGATACTACGCCTCTGTGGCAACCAAGACCGTGTCGAGCGGCAGTGCATCCCCAGCATCGAGCATCAGCGGAACGAGCGCAACGGTAAGCACTGGCACGAACACACTGACTCTGAGCAAGACGGTGAGCAACACACCGCAAGTATCAGCAGGTTATGTCAGCGCAGGAACGGCAGGAAACACCAACGTGAGCCTGACTGCTAATGTTACTACCAAGGGAGCGACCACCTACCATCCGTCCGCATCACAGCAGACCATCGCAAGCGGAACGTACCTCACAGGCACTCAGACCATCAATGCCGTGACCACCGCCAATTTGACAGCCGAAAACATCAAGAATGGCGTGACTGTGACCGTGGGCGACTCGTCTGATCCCGACTGCGTCACATCTGTGACAGGAACGTACTCAGGCGGCGGCACGAGCAAGAACGTTCAGGCATACTTCGGACGAGCGCAGAGAACGGCAAACTCCTACGGAGCAACTACCCTGACAATCACCGTGGCAAAGACAGGAACGTACAACGTCTACTGGACGGCTTGGCGTGGTTCTTCTTCAGGCACGATGGGCACAAATCTTTATAGGAACGGTACCGCCGGAACGAATCAGCAAACTTGGACTGGAACGTACGGACAAAATATCACGTTGACGAATCAATCATACACGAAGGACGATGTGTTGACACTGTATGCAACAAGCGGAAGCAACAGCAGAAGCATCTATGTGGCGAACCTGATCATCGAAGAACAATGAAGCCTTACGCTGAGACTTTTTACAAATCAAAGCAGTGGCAGAAGGTGCGAGACCTCTGCATCCGCAAAGCCGGAGGGCTCTGCGAGAGGTGTGCAAAGGACGGCATAGTCAAAGCAGCCGTAGTGGCACACCATAAGAAGCCAATAAACAGAAGCAACATCAACGATCCCAGCATCACCCTGAACTTAGATAACCTTCAGGCGTTGTGCTGGGATTGTCATGCTGCTGTGCATCACCCGACAGGGAAGAGATACAAGATTGACAAGGACGGAAGAGTGTGCGGCTTGAGATAACGACTCACATAGGATGCCCAGTAAACTGCATGGACTGTCCGCAGGAACTACTGAGGACAAGATACAAAGGCAAGAAGGACCTCAGCTTCGAGGACTACAAGAGGGCGATAAATAAAGTGCCCAGGGAAGCAAGGATAGACTTCTCTGGGATGTGCGAGCCGTTCTGTAATAAGAGCTGCACGGACATGATCCTGTACGCACATGAGCAGGGGCATCCATTAGCACTGTACACCACATTGCAGGGCTCGACCATGGAGGACTACGAAAGACTCCGGGGGATACCGTTTGAAGTGGTGACCATTCACCTGCCGGATCAGGAAGGCCGGTCGCACTTCAACATCACAGAGGAATACCTGGAATGCCTGGCGAACTGGAACTGCAATAACTACTCAGTCCACGGAGTGATGGACGACAGAGTCAGGCCATACCTTAGATCACGCAACCTGATCACATTCATGCACGATAGAGCAGGGAACGTGGAGTGCAGGCAGCACCGGGACATCGGAACAGAGCGGCATCTGAGGTGCATGACATCAGGCAGGTCGATGGACCACAACGTATTGTTACCTGACGGAACAGTGCTGATGTGCTGCATGGACTACGGCATGACAGGAGTCTTCGGGAATCTATTCACACAAAGCTACGAGGAAGTGCTGCACTCTGAAGCAGCAGAGCAAATGAGGGGAACGCTGATCAAGGGGGAATCATTATGCAGGCACTGTGCAAATGCGATATAAGCATCATCATCCCGGTATATAACTTAGAGCACTACATCGGGAGAATGATAGACAGCCTGAAGGAACAGGAGCTGGGAGATTACACAGCAGAGATCATCTTCGTGCTGAACAACTGCACCGACAGGTCAGAGGAGATCATAAGGGCAGCAGGCATCGGAGATATTTTGTACTGCGAGGAGCAGGGCTGCGGATGTGCAAGGAACGTGGGCTTCGATCACTCACACGGCGAGTACATCTGGTTCATGGATGGAGACGATTGGCTGACCAGCAACACAGCAGTGAAGTATGTGCTGGACCACGCGGACGGCAGGAGCATCATGAGGATCCCGTTCAACAGTGACACTTACCACTCAGGGTACTTCGCCATGGTGTGGCAGTACGTGTTCAAGCGCGAGCTGATCAATGGCATCAGGTTCAGGAAGGCCCAGCCGGCGGAGGATGACGACTTCACTCGCAAGGTATTGGACAAGGCTGGCTACCAGGCCGCTCTTTATACGTACGTGCCGGCCATAGACAAACCACTCTACTACTACAACTACATGAGAGCCGGGTCGAATATGTGGCGGTACGCGAGAGGCGAGGACTTGAACGCATAGGGGCCCCCCGGCGGCGGCTGCGTAGCGCACCCCCCGGAAGAC